TTGAATATAAAGAGTCTTCTTACCGTTGACCGTTTCGGTAAGAACTTCTACTGATTCGATTTCTTCGGTAATGAGTTTCATTATGCTTGACCTGTAATTTGTACTTGTTGAAAATAAAGTGTTCCTGATCCGACTCCGTAAGCAGAAATCTTATTAGAAACAACCACTGATGCATCTGCAGCAGAGAATGCAGTTACAATTCCACTTGAATCATAATTTACAGTCATTCTTGTCTGGAAATATCCATCAAAACCTGCAGATGTATCAATAGATAAAACTTGTTGGTGAGTAAAGTTGTAATATGATTGACCAGTAGCAGTTAGAGTTACATAATCACCAACCGCAAATGGAACTTGAGTTCCTTCTGGGACAGTAACAATAGTAGTTGTTCCAGTTGTTACTCCAACAACTCTGTTTGATGCTTTAGTTAATCCTAAAGTTACAGTCTCACCTGCTGGGACATAATAATCAGCACTAGTTGCTGATGGAGTAACACCAATTGCAACGTGAGCGGCACCGCCAACTGCAACCACTCTCAAAACGCTAGACTGTACTGTAAAAGCAGATGAAGTTGTTGCAGCACCTGCAGTAAATGTAAATGAGGAACCCGCCCCAACTGGTCTATGAGCCATTATTTTTATAATACACTTTTAGTTATTTATTATTTAATTAATCTTCTACATAAACGAATGAAGCACTGGCAGCAGTAATGTTGCTAGTGGAAGTAATTACTGCGGTTAAAAAACTGTTTGGCGGAATATGAATACCCATATCAATTAAATTAACATCAATTGTGTCTCCATTAGATACATGGAAAGCAGCAATTGCAGGTGTGGATTGTGCTGCTAATGCAAATAAACCAGTAGTATCCTGTGTTGCATATAGAGACGCATTAAAGTCTGTTTGTGTTGTCCATCTCAAATAATTTGTAAGTATTGGATTGTAATATAAACTAACAACTGCTGGATTTCCGGTAGTATTGACTGATCCAGTAAGTCTTGAGATAATAAGATCTCTGGTATTGATTTTATTTTGATAAATCAGTTTATTCTTAAGTGAGACTAAATGATATAAAGAACCAGGAGAATTCATAGAATCTGTTCTGGTTGCTGTTACTGAAAATGGAAGACGAGTTCTTTCAACTATTCCTTCAATTGCACCTAGGAAAGATGCGCCTCTACAAGTAACAACTCCAACAGCGTTATTCAAATTTGCTGCAACATATCCAATCTTCATTGATGGATTGTCCAAGTGTGGAATTTCGTTTTTATTTGTATAATGCTCGTGATGGAAAAAGAACATATCTCCATTACGAGGGTTCTCCATAGCATATCTAATTTCACCAACACCCAACCAACGGAAGTTGATTTGATATACATTTAACTTTGATGGGTCTACGGTTACTCCAGATGTACCAGTTCCATCAAGTTTATCAAGATTAAAGTCTTCCTGAAATGTCCAATATTCCGTTTGTGCTGCTCCCGTTTGAAGATGCGAATTTGTAAATGTGATAGTATTAGTGCTGGTAATATTGAATGTTCCGCTTTGATTTCCGAGAGATGTTGATAAAAATCTCAATCTACTTTGATCATATTCTGCAACATATAGAGCCTCAAAAAGTGCCTGTCCCCGTAATCCTTGAACTAGTTGAGATAAATTACCAGCAAGTGTTCCTGAATTTAAAGTTACTGCAGTGAATGTTGTACTATTTAAAGTGACAGTTACAGATCCATCTGCTAAGGTAGTAAAGTCAAATCCGTGAATATGTGCTTTTCCTCCATTAGCACGAAGAACACCAAACTTCCCATTCGTATGTGCGTATCCAATTTGAACCGCATTTTCTTGATTGAACAATCCTGCTCTTTGAGTAAATCCTACAGGATTACTTGAAAATGATGCAGTAAATCTAGCAACTGCACCTTGTCCTGGACGATATCTAAGAAAGTTAGTGCTTCGGATAACACCGTAAGAGTTTGCACTTGAACCAGCACCCACAACAAATCTTGAACTGCTATGCGTAGCAATTCCTGTTGCACTGAATGTATAGGTTTCAAACTCTCTTGGATTTAATCCATAAACCGCATCACCCTGAACTTTTGGTGTCAATGGGATAGCAAGATTTTCACCAAATGCAGATTTAGAACAGGCACCTTCATTTAGAATATTTCCATACTCATCGGCACGGAGATAAACTTCATGAAGTGTTCGTTCTTGATTTAAATAATCTTGTGTAGATTTATTCCACTGAGCCATTTATCAATCAATCCATTCTAATTTTGATGGGTGGTATCTGCTTGCTCTTTTGATATTGCAGTTCTTTTCTGCAATTGGATAAATTTGATGAACAATTGCACCTGGATATTCTGCTTGTAATTCTTCACCTAAAGATTGTTTAGATGGAATACCTGTTCTACTGGTTAATTCCATCCTATAAAGACTTCCGTTCCACAGTACATCCGCAACATATCCTTCACCAACCGATTGTTGCTCTGGTTGAGAAGAATTGATGTAAAGATTTCCGTTAAAGTCTCCGGAAATATTTACAGACTCTGAGATGAACTGCTTAAAGGATTTCATTCTTCCTCTTCTGTTTCGCTATTGAACATTGCGTTTGCTACTGCAGGGCGGAAATCATCAACTTTTTCTGCCGCTTTTGCAAATAAAAGGTCTTTAATCTTATCACTAATCTGCGAAGGAGATTCGTCAGTAGCAATCATATCCAGTAAATCATCCATTGTTAAAATTCCAATCAGTAATCGTTTTTATTTATATCTCACCGCCCTTGGGCATTTCTACTGCTTTAGCATTAATTTCTGTTGATTTTTCTTGAGACCTTAAATCTGGTTCCATTACTGGTTGTCCAAGATCCATTTGTGCAGTTTGATCTAACGGCATTCCTGTCATTGGATCAACTGGTGCATTTGGATCTGGAATAATTCCTTCTTCAATTTCTTTTTTGATAAGTTCATCTTGCTCAAGAATTTCAACATCAGTTTGGCGAAGAACCTTTCTTCTTACATAATCTTGCGAGAAATACTTTCCAACATAAGGTTCTGCAATCTGAACCATATTTAATCTTTCATTAAGTAACTCCGCATCTTTTAGTTCTGCAAAGTGATTATCATATAGGAAGTCATACTGAATATGCTCATCCATTTTATTCCAGTCTTCTGGAGTAATAATATTTTTGAGAATTAATTGAGTTCTCAGCATATCGCTAAACATATATGAGAATCTCTTTCTCAAACGAGCAACAAACTTACTAAACTTAACTTCATCTCTTAGAATTTCTGATGAACGACCAAGGTTAAATCCACCTTCTCCATCCATTCTCGATGGTGGTACATTCAATGAGCGATAAAGTTTTTTCTTGAAGTACTCAATATCAGTGATCTCCCCAAGATTTTGTCCGCCAGGAAGTGTAGAGATTTCGGTTCCTCTTCCACCTTCTCTTCTTGGAAGCCAGAAATCCTCAAGCATTGCCATAAACTTTTTATCATCACGAACTTCGCCAGTGCTTGCATCATAAACAAGTTTATTGCGATATCTCATCATAACATCTCTGAGATATTGTTCTGCTTTAACTTTGGGAAGATTGCCTACATCAATGTAGAAAATTCTTCTTTCAGGAGCACGAGAAAGACGATAGATAACGAGAGAATCCTCAATCATGCGAAGTTGATTGAGTGATTTGATTGCTTTATGAAGATATGAAAGAGTTGATCCTTTATTTCTATCTACAAGACCTGATGTGCAATAAGTGATAGAATCCTTTGTCATTCTAACACCAGAGTTTGATCCACCCAAATTTCCAGGAGCTGGAGTTCCTGTCGGGTAAGTCATTTTTGGCTCATAAATGAAATATTCTTCAATCTCTGGAAAATCATAATCCATTGGATTGTCAATATTCCTATTTGAGACTCTATATTTGTTATCTTCTTTTTTAATTGCCTGCCGAACATAACGCATTTTCATTGCGTCAATGTATCTCAGTTCTTGTATTCCTGCTTCTGGATTTTTGAGATCAACTACTTTATGATAATAAAGTCTCCCATCAATATACCAATTTCTATAAATTTCGTGAGATTTCTTATCAAAATCTAAAAGTTCTAAAATATGCTTAAATTCTTGTCTAATTTTTTTCTTAATACCATCACTTGCATTCAGATTATCCAAGTCAATCTGAACAGGACTATCATTTGTATCTGATACAATTGCTTCATTTACAATATCTTCGATGGCACTATCACATTCTGGATGAAGTGCCATTTCACGATATCTTTTAATAAGATCAAATTCTGTTCTATATACGCCTTCAATATCTACATACGAACCAAAAAAACCACTACTCAGGTAATGATCAACCCCGTCCTCCTTATTAGGGGGGACGGGGGAAACAGCACCAGGAGATAATGGTTCGTTATCATCAATCGAAAAACCAAAAAGTTTCGCCATAATTTATTTTTTTAACTTTAACGTTTAGACTATTTATTATTCTCCTAGTTCTCCTTTTTTAGCTGGAGTCCAGTATTGAACCTGGAATTCTACAGTGAATTCTTCAATTGTATCAGTGGTATCATAACTCAAATCAATTGCACTAATATTTGTGGGGAAGATGTCATGAAACTTATAAATTATTTCTTCCTTAACATTAGAATTGTTTGTGTTTAGACCTTGACCTTCTCCCGCACCTTCACCAGTAGTTCTGACGTTAGATGGAAGTCTTGTTAGTTGCTTAACATAAGCATCTACCATATAAGATTCGGGTGCAGTTGCTCCACTTGCATCACCATATTGTCCAATGAATTGCATCCAATCTTCCATAACCTTTCTGATTCTGAAAGACTCATCATTAATTACAGTGATTGTCCAGGTATCAAATGTTCTGTCACCAGCGACTTTAAAAATTCTTCCTCTAAAAGGAACATCAATCATTCCAATGTTTGATGCTGGAAGTTGTGCTGCTTTACAAAGAATAGAAAAGTCTTCACCAAGGGTTCCTCCACCGGGAATATTTGAGGGAATGCGAACCTCAAATAGATTGGGGCGGGCCCCCCCGCCAATCAGTGTGGATTTAAATTTTTGAATGGTTGATTCTGCCATTTTTAGTTCCTCGTTTTGTAGTTAAGTTAAAAATCAAACTGTTCCAACAACTTCTTCAAATGCAACACCAGTTCTAGTGGCAACAAATGTAAGGGTTACATAGTTAATGGACTTGGCAGGCTTCAGGAAGATGTCTGCTCTAAATTCATTATTATCAATAACATCTGGAGTATTATTAGAAGAATCACAAACTACCAAGAATCCATAGAGACCACGCTTTGCCTGAACATCACGGAGATATGGTTCAACAATGTTTCTAAAGTTTGCTCTCGTAATCTCATCGTTTAACTCAAATAGTTGAGCTTGAGCACTTCTTTCTAATGCCTGTTCAATTGTGAGGAATAGGCGACGAACATTGATTCTGTCAAATGCAGATGCATATCCTAGAGCGGTTTTATCTCCAAATAGGAGAATTCCAATTCCAGGTTGTGCTACAATTGCATTAATTCTTTGAGGATAAAGTTGATCCCTTTGTGCTTTATTGGGGCTATATGCAAGTCTAATGGCATTGTTCAAAATTCCTCTCTGCTGACCAGCAGGAGAGAACCAAGGATATGCCTGAATACTTGTTCTAACCATCAATCCAGCAACGTCAGGGTTGGTTGGAATGTAGCGGAACTTATTATTAAATCTGTCATATGTATATTTGTATCCAGTATCGAATACTGCATATGAAGATGATGGGAGGAATGAATAGAATTCAATAATGTTGTCAGTAATTTGATCTGGTGTCAGATACTGTCTTAATCCAGTTGAGTACTCTGGTTCTGAGACAACATCTCCTCTGTGTGGAGAAATGACTGCCATACAATCCTTTCTCTGTTCAGCAATAGAGATCAAGTGTGCTGCCTTAGCTTGCGATTCAAATTTGTTTGCTAAACCTGGACCCATAATTAAATAATCTACCGCAATTTCGTCTCTATTTGCAAAGAGATCATATGAGGTAAATAGATCACCTAAAGTTGCGGTCATCGTACCAGTTTCTCCCGGCGACAGATCTGGATCGCCGTAATCCTTACCACCGGTTAGGACATATTGGGCATTACCAATAGCACTGAACACTTTGTCCTGTGCAGGTTCGTTCCAGAGACCTTCTGCAACCGTATATGGTGAGAATGATTCGGAGAATCCTACTTGATAAACCTCCTCATTATTTTCATTATCTGAAGGATTATCTCCTGCATACAGATAATTTGAATATTGTGCAAGGTATTCCTTGTACCAAATCTTCGTACCTGGATTTACTGCAGAAACGGCATCAGTAGCTTTGGATAGATTTAGGTGTTTCTCTAGAAGATTTCCTTGGATTCCAGTAACATCTCCAGTATCATCAATTACGACTACGTGGAGAGTATCTCCTTTTCCATTTCTATCCAGAACATATCTATTCGTTACTGGTTTTGGTGCAATTGATCTCCAGTAAATATCAGCATTTACTAGATCAAGTTTTTGCTCATCATACCAATCTTTAACAAAAGAACTACCTGCAGGTAACGTATAAGTTGTAACTAAACCAGTTGCAGTTCCTACTCCAGCAGTACTATCAATAAATCTTATTGTAGTTATTCCGCCACTAGCTGATGTTGGTCTTATTGAAAATGCTCTATTCTTTGCCTTATAATCAATAGGAGTATCTACATCCGTACCAATTGCAACTCTAGAGACAATCTTTACATCAATTTCAGTATCCCTAACTCCAGTTACAATACCCTTTAGATAACCAGTGAAAGTTGTGTTTATACCATTTGATTGAGTATAAGTTACATTATTCAATGCAACCGTGACTCCCAGACCAACTCCATTATCAGATCTAGCAATCAGAGTGTTATATACGGCAGTTCCAATTCCGATGATTTGATCTGCTTTATCATCAATGATACAGACTTTGAGATTGTTTGACCAAGAACCTGGGTTCTTTGCTGAGAACATATATCCAGCAATATCATCCGCATAATTTAACTGATAATCGTCGAAGTTTTTGATTTTTAATTCGGACTCACCTACTATTGAAGCTCCGTTGGTGGTATAGATGTCACTGATAGCAAAAGTAAATCCAACTCCAATAGCGACTGCATTTCCTGTTGTTCCAACACCAACCGCAGTTGTGCCGATACCAATTACATCTCCTTCATTAAATCCATTACCACCATTTACGATAGAAACTGATACAGTAGAACCGGTTCCTGCTCCACCATCTGCAACAACGACAGTAAATATTGCTCCATATGATGCGGAGTCGCCACCATTAACTGCATAGGTTGCAATTCCACTTGTTCTAAATGTGTAAGTTCCGGGTTTTCTTAAAGTAGAAACACCAATAAACCCGGAATCTACATTCGTGTCAATAGCTTCTCCACTTCTGATTCTTCTTGCATTAGCATTTACAAGAGATTCTCCATCTGTTCTCACTACCTTCATTACTCCACCATAAGAAAGATATGATGAAGCACTCATCCAGTATTCATACTGTCCATCAAGAGACTGTGGTTTTCCGAATACGTTGAGAAGTTCTTTTTCTGTTGTGATATCTGTAGGGTCATCAACTGGACCTTGTGGGAACGGAGCTGCAATAGCACCGATGTTATCCAATACATTATCAGCTCTTCCTACTGTTAAATCAACCTCTCTGATTAATACACCAGGAGATAATTGA